GACCGGGTTCGGCGGTTTCCAGGCTGCGATGATCCGGCAATCCTTGCTCTACGGAAAATCGTTCGGCGAGATTGTCCCCGCCAACGCGGGCAACGACATCTATGCGCTGGCGAACATCGACACGCGCTCCATCATTTTGGAGCCGGACGCATCGCGGCCTTACGAGCTCGCCGTCAGGCAGTTGCAGTCAGACGGGAAAAAGGTGCTGCTGGACAATTTCTGGCTGCTCTCGCTGTTGAACGATCCCGAGGGCAACCCCAACGGCGTGAGCCTGCTGCGCAGCATCCCGTTTGTCGCGAAGATGCTGATTGCCGTTGAAGAATCCTGGGGGCAGACGTGGACGCGGTGGGGGGATCCGCCCTGCCATGTGAACGTGAAGCTTCCGGACGGCACGCACCAGAGCGCCGCCGATGAGCGCCTGACCCGAATGCGTTCGGCCTTCGGCGACGCGATGAAGGCAAACAAGCAGGGGTTTACGCGCGACTTTTTCACCACCGGCGACGTGACGATTGACACGATCGGTGCTCAGCACACGATCCTGCCGTTCGTGGACTCGATGCGGGCACTGGAAGAGCAGGTGGTTTCTGCGACGCACCTTCCGCCGTGGATGCTCGGCTTTTCGTGGTCTACGACAGAGCGCCTGAGCACGCAGCAGGCGGACCTCTTGACCTCCATGATCCGGGGGATTCAGAGCGCGTGGAAGCCGCAGGTGGTGCGTCTGCTGACGCTGTGGTGCGAGATGACGGGGCGCAAGCCGGAGTTTGAAGTGAGCTTCGCCTCCATAAGCCTTCAGGATGCCGCGGAAACCGCGAAGGCGCAGGTGCTTGAGGCGCAGGGGCTCGCAAGCCGCGAGTCTACCGCTCGCAAGCTCTGGCAGACGGGTGTTTATACGCAGGAGCAGTATGCCGCGCACACCCTGGGCGAAGACTGGGACGGGGAGATTGCCCAGGAGATGACGGAGCCGCCGTCCATCGCCGCAGACGCGATCCAGCCGGCCGTGCAGAGCGGCACGTTCTCCAGCTCCCACCGCTGCCACCACTTTGGGCAGGGCTCGCACGCGGGTGGCGGCGAGCAGCCGCGCGACAAGCATGTGGCCGCCGCGATCAAAGGGTTTCGCGCCGACATAGATGCTTCCTGGGCGCAGGTGCGTGCCGAGGCCTGGAAGGCGTTGGGGCTGGCAGAAGTGAAGATGACCGCGGCGGAACCGGAACCGTTTTCCCCGACGAAGAAGCAACTCGCCCTGCTGGACAATGCGCTTGGCCGCTTTCTGACGGACATGGCGGGCGCGGAGCGCACGCGGGAGGCGTTCGTCTCTTCCAGTTCGGCGGATGGGCTGATCCAGCAGTGGGATCGCTTTGCGTATGCCGTTGGTCTCAACGGCGCGCAGCGGCTGACGAAGGCCGAGGCCTCAGTGCTGACGCCAGGGCGCGACGCCGCCGCCGTGCAGCACATGCTGGGCGAGGCGTTCGACCGGCTGTCGGAAAACGGACAGATGCGCTTGGAGCGCATCATCCCGGACATCCACGAGATGCTAGCGGACGCCGCGGCGAACAACATGAACCCGCTGGACGTGGCGGCCGAGCTCTCGGCGCGATTCGACCACTACAGCGATTTCGAGTTTGAGCGGCTCGCCCGCACGGAAGTTGCGTTCGCACAGAACGCCGCGCTGGTGGATGAGTTCGCGGCCGAAGGCTTCGCGAACAACCTGAACGAGGAACCGCCGTTTCATCCGAATTGTTTGTGCTCCCTGACGATTGACACAGAGCGGCGCGAGGTGGTCTACGACATCGCGACCGAAGCTTGCGATCTGTGCCAAGCCTACATCTCCTCCTGACGCGCTTAACGTGCTATACTAGAGTATAGGGAGGTGTTGACAAATGGGTAATAACGGCGTTCCGACCTGGATGAACATCTGCGGGCTCTTGGGGTTTGTCCTGCTCTGCTTTGCGCTGAAGCCAGGGGGCATACTGATTGGCGCGGTGCTGGTTGTGATACTGGTGCTGCCCGTCTGGGCAGTCTGCCGCATCTTTTTTGGAAAGCTACCGAAACGATGAGCCAAAACACAATAACGATGAGCAAGGCGGAGGCCGATGGCCTCCGCCTTTTTCGTGACTTCGCTCGCGCGGAGATTCGGCGGCTCGCGACCCTGACCGGCGACTCTCTGCTGGTGGAGTTCGCCGCGGGCGGCGGGATGAGCGCCAGCGAGGAGCTGGCGCTTCTGAAGGCGCTGCAGGTCAAGTGGTCCCAGAAGTGTCCTCCGCGCGGAAATGCCGAGATCGGCGTGGCGGTCTCGCAGTTCAGCGCCCGCGAGCGCGAGATTTTTGAGAAGCTGGGGGTGGACCTGGGCTTTGCGGCCGAACTGAAGGCGAAGGAGGAGAGCCATGGAACTCGTTGAGCGCGACGCGCTGCTTTTCGAGGCGGGCGAGTATCCCGACAAGGGCATCACCGTGACGGAGGAAGATCTTGACCAGGTCATCGCGAACACCACCGCCGCGGTGCCGATCAAGATCGAGCACTCTGACACCCCGTTTGATGGGGCCCTCGGGACAGTCGGGAAGCTGTACCGCAAGGGGCGGCAGCTGTGGGGCAGGGTGGCGATGGCCGCTGAGGCGTGGGTTCTGGCGGAGAAGGCGAACGCTAAACGCCTGAGCGTGGGGCTCTCGCTGAACCCGCACGCGCTGGTTGAGGTCTCGCTGGTGCGGTTCCCGCGTGTGGAGGCCGCCCGCGTCTTCTCCGCGGGGAAGGGCGTGCTGATGTTCGCGGGCGCGGTGAACTGGTCCCTTGGTGACCTTTCTGCGTCCGAGGTGCAGCAGGCTCTCGAGGAGGCGTTTCAAGGGCGCTTCTGGGTCGTGGAGCTCTACGAGGAATTCTGCATCGTCTCGGACGGTTACAAGTATTTTCGCGTCGGCTACTCGGTAGCTGACGGCAAAGTCAGTGTTGAGGCTCCGGCGGAAGTGCGCAGGCGCTGGGACCTCGTGGAAGAGCCGCGCTCGGCGGCGATGTCTGCGCCAGAAGAGGAAAAGACTATGGCAACCGAAACCACTTTCAGCCAGGCCGATCTCGATCGGGCTCGGACTGAAGCGGGAGCCGCCGCCGAAGAGGAAACTTCCAAGCGGCTTGCTGCTGAGTTTGCCGCCCGTCGCGAGACGGAGCGCAAGGCGATGGCATCCGTGATCCAGTTCACGGCCGCGGGCAAGATCACGGAGGCGCAGACGGAGTCCGCACTTGCGCTGGCGCAGGCGGCGCCGGACGCCTTCGCCGCCTTCATGGCGGCGATCCCGGAGCCCGAGAAGCCGGCGCCCGTGACCATGAGCGCCAAGGCGGCGGGGATGCTGGCCGCTCTCGGCGTGAAGCCGGACGACATCGCGGAGGGTAAGTAAATGGCTTACGCAAATTCCACTGCCCGCAGGGGCAAGCCGTCCGCTGAAGGGCGGCACTGGAACGGTCTGATGGCCGTCTCCACCACGATCTACAAGGGCTCGATCGTCACGTGGGACGCGAGCGGTTACGTCACTTTCGCAACCGTCGGCGCAAACCTCGGGTTCGCGGGCGTTGCTCTGGAGACCAAGACCTCTGGGGCGGCCGAACATCCCGGCATCGCGCTGGGCGACGGGCGTTTTTCGTTCGCCTGCTCCAGCGCGACCCAGGCGTCGGTCGGCCTGATCGCCTACCTCGACTCGGGATCGTCCGGCACGCCGCAGAATGTGGCGTTCTCCGACCCGGGTGCTACGGCTCTCCAGGTAGGGCGCGTGGTCGAGCTCGTGAGCGCGACCGAGGTGATTGTTGACACGACCGGCTTCGCCCTGGTCAAAAACTGCGACGCAACCTGACACACCGCGCTCGCATCTGACTGGTTTCACGGCCTGGTGGCAGCAGCCCCCAGGCCGTTTCGTTTAACGGAGGGAAATCATGCCTCTCACTCGCGACGACATCGGCATCCTTGGGTACGGCATCAAGACTGCATTGATGCAGGACATCGCTGCCGCTCCCAATACGGACTATCTCAAGTTCTGCACGGTCGTGCCCTCGGGGGCGGGCCGTGCCAGTGAAAACTACGCGTGGCTCTCGGATCTTCCGCAGATGCGTGAATGGGTGGCTCACAACCCCCGCCAGGCCTCGGATCTGTCGCAGAGCTCGTACTCCATCACCAACAAGAAGTACGAGAACACGCTCTCGCTCGAGCGTGAGGCGGTGGATTCGGATCAGTACGGGGTCATCCGCACGCGCATCTCGCAGTTGGCCGATTCGGCGGTGCGCGCGAAGGAGCGCAACGTCATGGCGGCGCTGCTGAACGCAGACGCGACCGTGGGACCGGACGGGCAGTACTTTGTGGACACGGATCACCAGGGGAGCCAGTCCAACAAAGCCACCGCCGCTCTTTCGACGGCCACCCTGGAGGCGGCCATTGCCGCGATGCGCTCGTTCGCAAACTCTGCAGGCGACAATTACGGCATGGTTCCCGACACGCTGCTGGTCGGGCCGAAGCTGCAGGGTTTGGCTACCGCGCTCTGCCAGAGCGCGGTAGTGGTGGCTCCAGTGGGAAGCGGCACGGCTTCGACGGGGGCTACCGCGAGCACCCCGTATGCCAACTGGCTCCAGGGCACGCTCACCCCTGTGGTGAGCAATTACTTCACGGCTTCCGGCAAGACTCAGTGCTGGGCGCTGCTCTGCACCAAGTCACCGCTGAAGCCGATCATCCTGCAGCAGTCGGATGAGATCGAGGTCTCCAGCGCCACCACGGGAGACCACGCTTTTGAGTACGACGAGTACCGCTATGGCGTCCGTGAGCGCTATGGCATTGGTTACTCGCTGTGGCCGCTGATGTATATGAGCGTGGTGGCCTGATGCAATTCTCGGTTCAGGCGCGCGTTGCGCTGAACTTCGTAGGCGGGCGGGGCGGCTATTGCTGCTCCGCCCGTTTCTGGCCAGCCGACGAGGCGGTTGTCACGGACCGCGTCACGGAGGGCATGCTGGCAGACGAAAATCTCAACATCGTCCCCGTCGAGGTGGTGGGCGACGAGGCGGTTGTCACGGACCGCGTCACCAAGAGGGCGAAGGCGAAGGCTGGAGCCGATCTTGTTGAGACCCCTGCGGGCGAGAGCCCGGCCGACTGAAACGAGGTAGATGAAAATGCTGGTAACAGGCGAAAACGGTTCGGGGCAGTCTGTCGCGCTGAAGCTGGACGGCCAGCAGCAGCTATTAGTCACCCCGTCGAAGCTCGCGGGGGAGTCGGTTGGGCTGGATCGCGTGCTGATCTCTGAGCGATATACTTGGCAGAAGCTCACAGAGACCGCCTTGGTCTTTGGAGCGGATGGCGTCGTTACTCCTGGGATTCTGCACGGCATCTGGATCACGGATGCTGGAACGGCTGGCACCCTGGCAATCTACGACGCGGACGATACATCCACTACGACCACCCCGCTTCCAGTTCCTGCCAGCGTTACAGCAGGAAATCCTATCTGGATCCACGCCAACGTAACAACCGGGCTGGCCGTCGTTCTGGGCGGGTCTGTTGCCCCGACCGTGTGGGTAGCGTATGAGGTGGGGGCGTGAGCTACCAGATAGGCACATCCGCCGCGCCAGCGCTTCTGAACCCGGCGGCAGCGGGGACGTCCTACGCCAACGGCGACCACGTTACCGTTGGCGGGATAACCTCAACAGTGCTGCTGGACACGGGTTTCACGGGCTCCGTCCAGACCATCGCGGGTTCGCCGATGGACACCGGAAGCGGACACAACACCAGCCTGCGGTTCTCTTACTCCAGCGCTGCCAGCGGGACGAAGAACGCGGGGCTGGAGATTCCCGTCACCACGACGGGCGCGGACGTTTTGGACCTGGTTTTCTGGGTCAAGGCGGACGCCGATCTTCTCACAGCCGAGAAGAGCTTTCAGATCGCGTCGCTGTATATGACCGATCTGCGCTACTCGCTGATGCTCTGGAGACCGAACGGAACCGGGCGCTACAACAAGTTTTGGCTGTCCATCCAAAACGCCGTCTCGCCGTATGACACCGCGGGGCCCTGCACGGCCAAGACGATGCGCTGGAGCGACAGAACGAGCGTCACGACGGCGGTCTACAGCACCGACGGAATCCTGGTGAGCGGCGAGTGGAACCAGATTCGCTGGCGCTCGGTTGGCTGGGCAAACCTCCCGGGTGTTATCACATCGGAGGTCTGGGTCAACGGGGTCAAAAACAGCTTTGACCGCGCGTTTCAGGGCTCGGGCGCTGCCTACGAGACGCTGGTTAGCGGGGAGCTGTCAGACCCTGTCACCAAGATCAGGCTGGGCTGCGGTTTTAACGCCAACTCCTCGCAGGCCGACGGCGTGTTTGACATCGGGGCCGTGTCTCTGTCTCTGGACGAGACGGACGGCACGATGCAGAGCGATCCTGTTGTGGTCGCGCGCCCGTATGCGGGCGGCCTCTCGGTGGTTACGACCTGCGTGCGGCGCGCTTTATCAGCCGTCCTGCGCTGGGGAACTTCGGCTGCGGCGCTGACGAACGAAGTGGTTATGGATCAAGTCGCTCTGGACGCCTCCGGGGGCAGGTCCTACACTCACCACGGGCAGATCCCCATGGTGCAGCCAGGGACTGTGTACTACCAGGTGGTGTACACGGACGAGAGGGGGACGTGGACGGGACGGGTCTACCACCTGTCCATCCCCACCTCCACGGAATCGCTGCGGGTTATCGGTTATGGGGATACGCAAAGCTACCGCTCGCAGCACCTGGTGCCTGCGCGCGCTGCGGCGAAGAGCCCCGATCTGGTCATCCAGGCTGGCGATCTGACGAACTTTTGCGACACCACGATATTCGCAACGGCTGCCGACTACGACCATGCAGATCACAACCGCTGGGAGTGGATGCGAAACCTGACATCGCTGAAGCCGCTGTCGGCGATCTGCCCCGTGGTCTCCATCGGCGGAAACCATGACTGGTGGAATGACCACGATGCGAACGCGTTTTACGACCGCATTGGGATCGCGGCGGAGATAACGTCAACCTCCAGTGTTGGCGTTTCGTATGGGCGCATCACGGACTATGGCATGCTCCGCGTCGTGGGACTGGATGTCTGGTGGGCAGACCACCCGGACGGCTGGGCCGAGGAGCTGGCCTGGCTTCGCACGGCGCTGAATGCGCCGGACAAGACCTGGCGCATCCTGGTCTGCCACTACCCCTGTTTCGGATACCCGGACCGGGGAGGGTCGTTTAAGCCGCTCGGCTGCCGCGCCGACGTCCAGGCGCTCTGCGAGGAGCTCGGGGTGCAGCTCGTGGTGTCCGGGCACACCAACAGCGCGCACCTGTTGGACATCAATGGCACGGTCTGCCACCTCAACGTTGGCACTCCGTGCGACGGCGGCGACCGGCAGAATATTTTCACCCTGTGCACGGCGGACGAGCAGCCCGGCGCGCGCACCTGGCTCAACATTGACACCCCGACAGGCGGGGGCGCGAAGGCGGCGGTGACTTACGCAGGGCCTGGCTATTGGGTTATGGATTTCACGGCCAACGCGTGCGCCCTGGAGTTCCGCGCGATGGCGGATGACGCGGTGGTCTACCGGACCCGGATTCTGCAGCCCGCAGGCGGGCCAGTGGAGAGGACCTAGAGATGGCTCAGATTGACAACGCGCAGGCGATTCGTTTCGCCAACGAGGAAGCGCGGGTGGCAGCAGACACTCTGCTGCGCGCCTACCGGACGGCGAAAGTGTTGGTGCAGGACTACTACGGCAAGTCCGGGCTCTCGGAGACGTTCGTCACCGGCATAGCAGATACCATCCAGGACGGTGCGGACAGCGACGGGCGGAGCATCATAACGGGCAACGAGGTGCTGAACCTCATCACGTTCGCGAGCAACTTCGTCGCCGACCTGGAGGCGAACAATAACACGAAGCTCAACGTCCTGCTGGGCGTTGCCGTCAACGGACAGAGCCTCATCTAATGAGCCTCCCATCTACCACCGTCTGGGAAGTCCGGACTACTGGCAGTGACAGCAACGGCGGCGGGTTCAACGCCGCCCGTTCCGGCACGGACTACAGCCAGCAGGACGCCGCGCAGTTTTCGGGGACGGACTTGGTCATTGACGGCACGACCACCACTAAGGTCACGGCAGCCGGTCACACGTTCGTAGCTGCCGACTGCGGAAACATCATTCACGTAACGGCCGGGACTGGCTTCACTGTCGGCTTTTACGAGGTGGTGTCCGTCTCCAGCGGCGCGGCAACTCTGGACAGAGCGGTAGGAACTGCGGGCTCAACTGGGGGAACTTGGGCGCTGGGCGGTGCGCTGGAAAGTCCGGGGGTCGCTTGGTATGCCTCTGTTGGCTGCAACACCGTTTGGGTGAAACAAGGCACATACCCGATTACAACAACTACTCTCGGGCAGCCGAACTCTGTGCTCTCCGGGGGGATGAGAACCCTAGAAGGGTATGGTACTGCTCGTGGCTCTTGGGATGCATCTCCGCTATTAAAGGTCTCAGGGTTGGCGTCTGCATATGTTATTGATGGAGCAGCGGGAGACCATCAATGCTACATCCGCAACATCGAGATTGATTGCGGATCGGACACTGGATGCACTGAGATGACGGGTATACGGTGTGGTGGAGATGCTCGCAGTAATGTTATGTGGTGTAAGGTTTCAAACTGTAAAACCGGGATAACAACATCAAATGCGGCTCTGCCACATTTTTGCGCAGTTGTTAATCATTCTGGCTATGGTATAGGTGCGTGGTATGCATATGGCTGTGTCTGCATTGGAAACGGCTTATCGGGAAGTGTTGGGTTTGGCGGGCCAGCAAGTAACTGCCTTGTTGTTGGTGCATACTATGGATATTACAGCGGTCCTAGTGAAATATTTGTCCACAACTGCACATTTATAGGCAACACCGCAGACGGCATGCGTAATGACACATCGTGGAGAACGCACGCAGTTAACTGTGTGTCTGTTAACAACGGGGGTTATGGGTATAAGAATATCTATGAATGCGTCAATTGTGTTGCATGTGGAAACACGTCCGGGGCATCATCTGGAATAACGATACTCAGGAATCTTATCACCCCTGCGTCTAACCCCCTAACAAGTGCTGCCGACCCTGTGCCTTACTCCCCTGACAGCGGTGCGTCAGGACAGTTACTACGCGCTACGGCATTGTGGGCTTTTGGGGTCCTGGTAAACCCCATCGACATCGGCGCTGTGCAGCATGCTGATGCTGGCGGAGTGATTGTAGTGGAGGAAGACTGATGGCTTTCGACGCTGCCGTTCTGGCCGGGCAGACAAGCAAAGTGGTTGAGGTTGTGCTCCGGGATTCCTCCACCGGGATGGGGAAGACTGGGCTGGCCTACGGTTCCGTTTCCGCCAGTTACTGCCGTGAAGGCGGAACGCGACAGGCTATAACGCTGGCGTCCGGTTCTGCTGGCGATGCGTATTCGTCAGGCAAGTGGGCGGAGGTGGACGCGACGAACATGCCCGGCGTCTACCAGTTGCATATCCCAGACGCAGCCCTGGCGTCCGGCGCTGCTGCGGTAACCATCGCACTCAAGGCCACTGGCGTCATCGACAAGGCGATCCGGATATCTCTGCTCGCCGTCAACGTGCAGGACGCCACGGCCTTCGGCCTCTCGCGACTGGACGCTCCCGTAGCCAGCCGCCTGGCTACCACGGACTACACCGCACCTGCCAACGCAGACGTCACCGCGATAAAGGCCAAGACGGACAATCTGCCTGCCTCACCCGCAGCCACAGGGGCGGCCATGACCCTCACCTCCGCCTACGACGCGGCCAAGACTGCGCTGAGCGCGGCGGCTTACACCACGCCGCCGACGGTGTCTGACATCGCTACCGCAGTCTGGGGCGCTGGGACTCGGACGCTGTCCTCATTCGGGACTCTGGTCTCGGATGTGACAACCGCAGTCTGGGGCGCGGGAACGCGCACGCTTACCGCGTTCGGGACTGTTGCGGCCGACGCCGCTGCTGCAGTGTGGGCGGTCGCGAAAGCCAGTCTGACTGCTACCGGCACTATCGGCCGATGGCTCGGAACCGAGATGGCTGCGACCATCGGAGATGCGCAGACGCAGACGGACATGTCGCATGTCCTTGACCGTCTGGATACCACGCTGGAGGCCAACGGGGATTCCAGCCGGTTCACAACCGCCGCCCTGGCCAACGGGCCAACGGGCAGCGCCCCTACGGCCGCTCAGATTGACAGCCAGCTCTCCGGGACGCATGGAGCTGGAACTTGGGGGGCTACTCAAACGGCTGGACGGATCGCCGTTGTGATCGGGGTGCACGACGGCTCCGGCAACGGCATGCCGGGCGTCGCAGTGGTGGCGCGGGCGGATGATGACCCGTCGGCCCCCATCATCGACCAAGGCATCACGGCGGACGATGGCACGCTGACGCTCTACCTGCAGGCCTTGACGACCTACTACATCTGGCGGAGCAAGCCCGGGTATTCCTGGTCGCCGAACCCCACCAGCATAACGACGGAGGCGGCATGAGCACAACCTGGCTGACGGGGAATTCGGTGACGGCGTCTGGCCTCACCGCGGCAGGCATCATTGCGACTGGCCAGTTGCAAATAGGGCAATTTCCAGCCGTCACGACGCAGGACGAGTTCGAGGCGCTGGTGGAGACCGAGCGGTCTCTGGCCGCTCTGGAAATCCAGCTCGCTGCTCCTGGCGCATACGCCTCCACCGAACCCGGCACGGCGTCGCTGGTTGCGCGCGCCATCCTGCTGAGAACGCTGGCGCAGCTCTGGCAGATGGTGATCGCGACGATGGTTGGCTATGACGCAGAGGCTCTGCCGCCCGAATATGTGGAGCCGGAGCGGGCGGCGGATCTGCGCGACAAATATTCGTCTGAGGCGAACCGGCTGATCGGACTCCTGGACACGTCTTCGTTCGATCCCGCCGATCCCGCGGGGCCAGATTTTGACTCGGTCGGGCTCGACCAGTCTGACGAATATGTCCCCACGCTGACCGATCGTCTGAAGGCGGAGCATGCGCAGGAGCTGCGCACAGACCGCGGGCACGACCTGTACTGATGATCTCCTCCAACGCCGCGAAACTCGCTGCAGCCTGGAAGCAGCGATCGAAGGCGCTCGCCCCTGTGATGCGCGATGCGACGCACAAAGCCACGCAAGTTACATACGAGGAGAGCCGCAAGCAGATGCGCGAGCTCATCTACAACAAGCCCGTGCCCACGGTAAACGGGAAGAAACTCTGGCACCGCACGGGAAACCTGCGCCGCTCCGAACGCATGCGGTTTGCCGGAGACTACACGGGAATCATCGAAAACGCCGCCAGCACGGGGGACAACTATTACCAGTCTGCCCGGCAGCAGGAGCAGGCGCGCCGCGTGGCTCGCGCGGCCAAGAGCGGGCGCAAGGCGAGGGATCTGAAGCCGCCGAAGCCCACGGCGTACGCCGCCGCGCGCCACGACAACAAGCACTGCAGGTATCCCGCGCCGTGGCGGGATCGGGCGGTGAAAGCCACCGCGGAGCGGCGGCGGCAGATTTTCCGAGACGCAATGCTGAAGGCCATTCGTGCCGGGATTGCCCCCGGTATCTAGGAGGGAAACATGTCCGTTACGACACAGATTAGGGCAGGCTGTGACAGGATTGCCAAAGGCGTCCAGAACAGCCTCGCCAATTATTCCACCGGGACCGACTTCTGGGACCTGGCTGACGCGGCGGCGGATGAGGCGTATGAGAACCGCATCAAAGGCACCAGTCTGACCGCGATGGACGCGGCGCTGGCTGCCGGGAGCGTGTTTTCCACGTCCGCGCTGCAGCAGTGGTTTGTGCTGCACTACCAGTATTTCCTGTCGGATCTGGCCCTGGCCAACTCGTGGACGAGCTACCTCGCCATTGCCGGGTTCCGGCTGCCGTATTACGCGGCAGAGGCTCTGGTGCAGGCGATGGGAGAGGGGGCTCGCCTAGCGGCGCAGCTCGTGTTTCCGAAAGGCACGCGGGCAGATTCGGGATCTGCGACGGGCGGCGACGGGCTGCATAAGTTCGGCCGCCTGACGGGAACCTCCACGACCCCCACGTGGGCGGCCACGGACGGGGCGCTTGTGAACTGCCTGGGCGGCATTCTGGCAGTGACACAGGACGCCACGCCGGGCGCGAGCAACCTTAAAATTCTGTGCACGCTCGCGGACGGCCTGACCACGAAAGAGGTGGCGCTGACGCCTGCGGCGGCCGCGAACGGGCAGGCCATTGTGGGGCAGCAGGCGATAACAGGGGTAGCGGGAGCCGTGCTCTCTTGTGCGGCGACGGCGCAATTTACCGTCGGCGACTATGTCCTGCTCTACGAGGGGGCAGAAGGCTCTGGCTCCATTCGCGAGGTGGGGCAGGTGAAGACGATCACGGCGAACACCAGCATAGAGCTCCAGGCCGCGCCCGTTAACACCATCACAACCTCCGGCACCATCATCCCGCTGTTTGCGGGCGCCGCTTATGGATCCGGCAGCCTCGGTGACACCAAGCGCGTCGACCTGTTCGGGCTGCCCGACCGCATCATCGCGCTGTAGGAGAAAAAATGAGCAACAGACTGTCTGGAAAGTTCGGCGTCGTCACTCTTGGGGGCGTCAAGATCGCGGAGTGCCACGGGATCACCGTGACCCTCTCGCCCAAGTACATCAACAGCCTGGCTGATGGTGAGGTCTGGGGGCAGAGCGTTATGACTGAGTGTGATTTCTCCGTCGACGTGCAGAAGTTCGAATCCAGCGGCAACGTCGGCGCGTTGCTGGGGGCCGTGGGTTCTGCGACGCTCTCCAACGCCACCCCTCTCACGATCGCCGTTTACACGGCGCAGGGCGGGACGAAGGTTTTTGAGGGCCCGGTGTGGCCCGGTGACGCGGACTACCAGAGTCCGCAGGGCGACTGGCTGAACGAGGGCATCAAGTTCGTGAAGGCGGGCGCTCCCACCTACATCGCTGGCGTAACATTCGCCTCGGCGTAACCCGGCTGCGAAAGGAGGAATCGCATGGCTGTGGTATCTCGTGAAGACCTGCGCCGCGGCGGCCAGCCGCGCACGCGGACGATTGACCTGCCTGAGCTCGGCGAGGGCGCTCAGATGGTGGTGCGGGGTCTGGACCTGGTGTCTGTTATCGCCATCCAGGAAGGCGCGTTGATGCAGGGGGCATCTGGCGGAGGGAAGTATAACCCTGGCATGGATCGGATGCTGACGTTCTGCAAGGCTCTGCAGGAACCGTCGGTTTCGTGGCCGGAAGACGCGGACTGGATCGGCACGCTGGCAGACGGGATTGTGCAGCGCGTGATTGACGCGGCGCTGGAGCTCTCGTACCGGACGCAGGATCAGTATGAGGCGTTGAAGGCTGTGATGACCAGCAACGCCTACGTGAGGCGAATCTACACCACCTGCGCTGAGGTCTTTCACCGCCTGCCTTCGGAGCTCGAGGGCGTGAGCGAGGCTGAGTTTGTCACAGCCCTGGCGGCCCTTGAGGCCGAGGCTGAGGAAGACGCGAAGCGCCGCGAGGCGCGGGGGTAAACAATGAGCAGCCAGGTTGACAACTTTATAACCCGCCTCAGCCTGGTCGGCGTGGATGAGATGAAGCGCGGGCAGCAGGCCGTGGGGGCTGGCTGGGCCGCGCTCAGCGGGCAGGTTGGCGCTGCCGACGCCGCATACAAAAAGCTGGGCGTGACGCAGACGCAGGTCATGCTGGTTGGCGGGATTGCCGCCGCCGCTGGCGGTGCGATGCTCTCGTGGCTGCGCAGTTGCGGAGTGATTGCCGCAGATGCCGGACGGGTGCAGGCTCAGTTCGGAGCTGCGCTGCGTCAGAACATCGGCGTTACCGGCCGCGCAGCGGAAACGCTGAGCGAGTATGCCGAATCGCTGAGCGCGGCCGAAGGCCGCAGCATGTTTAGTGATGAGCAGATCAAGTCGGCGATGGGCATGCTCTCCACGTTTCGGATCGGCTCGGCGGATCTGCGCCGTTTTACCCCCGCGCTGCTTGATCTCGCGGAGGGCTACCGCAAGGCGAGCGGCGAAACTGTGGACCTGCAGCGCATGGCCTTGATGCTGGGGAAGGCGACGCAAGGCAACACGACAGCGCTGCAGCGCTACGGCATTAAGCTGGACGAGACGAGGGTGAAGCAGGTCGGGCTGAACGCCGCGATCCTGGAGACGATCCAGAAGCGTTTCGGCGGCCAGAGCGCCGCCGTTATGGAAACGGCGGCGGGGAAACTGGCGCAGTACGAGGATGCCGTGGAGGAGTTGAAAGAGTCTCTCGGCACAGGGCTCCTCCCGGCGATGGCGTCGTTGGCGTCCAAAGCCTCGGGCGCAGCGAACTGGCTCAACAAGGCGAACAAGGCGATGGGCGGCGCGGTGGGAATTGCGTTGGGGCTGGCGGCCGGTCTGATGCTGGTGGGCGGGTCGGTAACGCTGATGCTGCCCGCCCTCAACCTGCTGGCTGCCGCTTGGCGCGCCGTGGGTGCTGCCGCGTCTGGAGCGGCAGTAGAGCAGGGGGCTGCCGCCGCCGCCACAGCAACCGCAGGTGCGACAGCCACAGCGGCAGCGGGGCGCATCGGGATGAGCGGTTTCGGCCGTTTCGCCGCGCCGTTCGCCGCCGTCCTAGCTGGTGGTTATCTGCGAAACAACTACGCGCCGGGAGCTGCAGCGGCGGGCGCGAAGTCTGCCACGCCTGGCGGGCGGCGCAACTTGAACCAGTTGGGCGCATTCGCGGCCAGCGTCGGCGGCAACGCGCTGGAGTTCGGCGCGCTCGGGGCCGCCGCAGGGTCTGTTATCCCTGGGATCGGCACGGGTATCGGGTTGGCCGTCGGCGGAATTGCGGGAGCCATCAAGGGGGCGATCGAGGGCAACGCGCTGGTGAAGAGCTCCGAGACGGCGGACTTTGCCGCGCGCGGGAAGGCGGGATCGAAGAACCCGCAGCTTGAGGAGATCGCGTCAATTCTGCGAGATACTCACCGCGCACTCGTGGGCGGCGGGTCCCGGGCAAATGCGGCAGTGAACGCGGGCGATGTCGAGCGGGCGATCCTCGGCAGGCTGGGGGCTGTGGTTGGCTAAACACGTCTGGAGCCTGGAGTTCGACGTCCCGCACCGGGACCTAGTGGAACTCGGCCACGTTACAAACATGCCGCTCACGCAGTGGTATGCCGCGAGGGAGGCGCTGGCACAGGCCGGGCTTGCCTATGAACCGATCACCGGCACGCTCTACCTGCGCCCGTACCACGGCGACCCGATCTGGGACACCAGTGCCGGGTTTGCGAGCTCCCGCATCCCCCTTTCAGATTTCAACGTCGCCCCGGCTCCGTCGGGGAGCACGACGCCCGTCTGGGCCGAGCAGAGCATCATCGCGTCGGACTCTGGCCATTTTATGATCCGCTCCCAGCCGCCGGTAACCGCCACGCTCATCAACATCCTTGTGCTGAGCGGCATTGAGGCGATACAGACGGGGGCCAACTGGCAGACCACGCTCCACCCGATCGGGCAGACCAAAGCCACCTTCGCGGCCAACCAGGGGTTCTGGTTCCAGGTCGAGTTTCCGAACGACCGCGTGTTGCATTACGATTTTCTCGCCATCCAGTTTGGTCAGTTTCTTCTGCGCCTCCACACCTCCGGCACCGCTGATCTGCACAAGTGGTCAGGCACGGCATGGGTCTGGAAGACGGCGTTTCAGGGGCTGCCGACGCCCTCGGGCAGCCCGTCCATGACGGGAACGGCTACCTGGCGCGGCGTGGCGCAGTTTGCGATTATGCCGTTCGGCCGCGGCCACATCCTGTTTCAGGGCCGCAGCGGCGGGTCCCAGTTCTCGGGCGTCTACACTGACCCAGAGGCGGTGTGGGACTCGGACAACAGCCTGTGGCAGATCACCTCTGCCGCGCCGCTGACGCTGTACTCCAATCTCACAGATGAGAAGTTCCTGGGCTGGGAGCTCGCGACCCTCAAGTTCCGCACCGCGGGCAGTTTTTACATGCCAGCCGTGCAGATGGGCTACCAGCCCACGACGCAGCCGACTCTCTCCGCGCAGTGGACGCAGACCGCGGCGGGGAACACCGTGGCGCTGTGGCTGGCGAACGGTACCTATTCGGGCGCGTATGCGGGAGGGTCCAGCTACAGTCTGAAGCTGGACCTCGCGGGCAGCGGCACGTCCACGCCCTGGCTGGACGCCTGGTCCGTCTCATTTCCGGAAAAGAGCCAGCTCGTGCAGCCGCAGACCGTGACCGTGCCCTTCGCGGGGAACATCACCGAGTTCCGTCTGCAGGACGGCGAGGGTTTGGATGAGCAGAAGATCTGTTTCACGCTGCGAATTCCTGTTACCCGGCCGGACCTCTGGGCTCTTTCGCAGCGCGGCGAGCTGACCTGCCGCCTGCTGCTGGACAACCTGCCCGTTAACACGTTTCTTCTGCGCCAGCCCGTTGTGAAGTGCGGGAAGAGCTGGCACCACGCGACCTTTTCGGGGCAGAGCTATGGGACGGCGAAGCTCGGGCTGAAGAAGTTTTACGCGCCGCTTTCGTACGCGAACTGGACGCATCCCGACGTGATAACCTCCGTCCTGCGGCAGTGCGGTTTCGCGACCGAGGACATCGCGGCAACGGCGGAGGAAGTCCGGCTGCCCGCGGCGGCCTCCGGAGAGAGTGGCGCGGAAACCGGGGAGAAGCAGACGGGCGCGGAGAAGCCCGAGCACCCCGTTTTCAACTCGGAGCCAGCCATCTTTTCCCCCTGCCGGAAGTTTGTAGAGGACGTGGTGGCGAACTTTTCGCGCTGGAGCCTGCGGTGGGATTGTGACGAAACCCACCCCTACGGGTTTTGGTCCTACCAGCCGCAGCCGTTTCCCGCCACCGGCGCACACACATTTTGGCCGATCCGCGAGGCATCCATGCTGGAGACGGACGCCGGGTATGACGGGCTGTCGTACGAGTACGAGCCTGCAGAGGCGAACGTGGTGCAGCTCATCGGCGTTTCGGACGCAGGGGTGGGGATTGCGAACCAGGCCATTGACTGGGAGAGCGTTCAGAACCCGGCGGCCCCGAACTACCTGGGCGGCTCGCGTCCGCTGATCATGATCGACCCGTCCATCAACAGCCAGGCGGTGCTGGACCGCGTCCTGCTGCACCTGTTTCAGCAGGTGAGGCCCGCGGTGGTCTGGGCCCGCTGGCGCGGGCCTTACATCCCGGGGATTCGCGCGGGAGACGGCGTCTACCTGGTTACAGATGACGCGGCGGGCCAGCACACGTTTCAGCTGTTCGAGGTGGTTTCGCTGGCCGTGGAGTCTACGCGGACGGAGGACATCGAGACGGGTTTCGGCGTGTTGTACACCGCGAAACGGTATCTGGCGAACCCGATCACCACGGGGCCCGAGTGGGAAACGCTGGGGACCTCTTACGCGGCGTCGAAGCTGGGGGACTCGCTGGGCGGGATGCGCGGGTCTGGCATCCGCGCAGGCGATCGCAGCCATCTGCGCCCAGAGCGCCAGATGATAGGCTCGCTGGTGCAACGCGTGGCCGATGAGGCGGGGCTGGAGCAGGCTGTGCGGAACACGCAGACGATCCAGCGCGACACGATGGCGCGCGCGATGTCCGATCTGCAGCGTATGAAGATCACGTGGAGCTCCACCCCGTTTGCCGTCGGTGAGCAGCAATAAATGGCGCTGAACGATTGGCTGGTTGACACCGAAATCACGAGCGAAGGGGAGGGGAGCCTCTCGGCATTCTGGGAGCCGTTTTGCCGCCAGCACATGACCGAGGGCGGAGGGCCTGCGGCCGTGCTGACCGTAGGCGACATCACGGTGACCATCTCGCTTGGGTGCAACCTGGACGGAAACGTGCCAGGCGATGACATCCTGCTGAACATAAACGTCGCCGGAAACGGACTCGCCGTCCAAGACTCAGTCACCGTCGGTCATTTCGATCTTACCGACCCGCAGAACCCCGTGCCGGTTATGCCCTCGGAGGGCTACATCAGTATTGGGTTTCCGTGCCGCTTGATGGCGCGGATCACGGAAGAGGGGTGGGATCAGGATTACACCAAGAGCGCGGTGGTGGAGGGCGATCCGCCGACCATTGAGAGCCACCGCACCCCGTGGGACCCGCAGCGGGACGTGATCCCGGGCGGAAGCCGTGAGAACCCCCTGCCGGACGGCAGCAACTTTGTTAACTGCCAGATGGATTGGTACCGCGGGTTTGCTGCGGACGGGAACGGGCAGATCCGTGTGGTCTGCGGGGACGCGGACTGGAGCTACGACCTGGGCGCGTGGAGCGGCGCTCCCAGCCCGATTGATAAGCGGGTTGTTGGCGGAGTGACGCAGCAGACGGTGATGGGGACGTCTGGCTGGTATTCGTCGGCGTCGCGCAGCATCGGGTGCACGGTGCTGATGGCTGGGCATCCGCTGGCGGTGACGCCGAAGAGTGCGAGTGCGGATTTGCCGACGACGAACCCGGACGCGCTGGCTTGGAACGCAAGCCACACTCCGCAGAACCAGGACTGTATAGAAGGAAGCGTGGGGCCAGGCAGCGCGAGCGCCACCTACACGGGCTACTATTTCAACAACGTTGGGTACCGGCAGTTTTCCTGCGGCCTGAGCTCGGAGGATTCCATCCTGTGGGATGTGCAGGCGTACATGGAATCTCCGATGGGGGTGGCCTGTCCGCAGTGGTGGCAGCGAGCACAGGCAACCCTCCACCCGTTCGACGGGCCAGAAACCTGGGTGCCGCGGGTGGGGCAGAACAATGAGATCATCCGGGACAAACAATACCGGGTGATGCATTACATCCCGAACGTGGAGGCTGACGCGAACTACGCCAGCTTCGCTGCGAACTACGACACCGCACACCCCCTGCAGACCAGCCTCTACCGTGTGACGGGGAAGTGGACGGGCGAGGTGTACGCAGAGCTCGGAACGGGGCGCGTCTATGCCATCGACGAGAACGTTGACCAGGCTGGTGGCGTGCGGGCGGTGGGGTTCAACTTCGATTCCTTGACAGACGCGGTTGCGGACTTCAACGCCTGGCGTGCGCGGATGACGGTGCAACCGTTCTGGTGGAAGGCGCTGCGGTTCACGTACCGCGCGAGTCACCAGGTCTCAGACTGGACGGCAGGGCTGGGAGCGTGGACGCTGGGGGCTGGCGTATCCAGCGAGCTGCTGGCGGACGGGCTTCGGCTTACAGGGACCTCACCGCTGACGATTTCCAAGACGTTCACGGCGGCAGGCGACGGCAGCCGCGCCGTGTGGTTCGACCTGGTGAGCGGGTTGAGTCTGCGGATGCGGGCGGCGGCGGGGACGGAAGTTACCGTCACGCTCGGCGGCAAGACGTGGGTGAAGACTCTCCAGACGGCGAATGCTCTGGAAGACGTGCTGCTTGACCTCTGTTACCCCGAGTCTGCCGAAACCGGATCTGCCGTGAACGGCAGCCAGACCTGCTACCAGAGACGGTATTCCAGCGGGGCTCGCGCGACATCCGAGGGTAACGCCTGGTGGGGCGTGGAGGGACGGGACCAGACCCTCAGCATCAGCATTGCCGCCACGGAGGCGGTGCTGGCCAGCCTGACGGCCGTGCCTGTTGAGGGCCGTCAGGAGGTGCAGGTTGGGCCAACGATTTGCGCGGACGCGCCTTACAGAATGCTGACCCGCACCGGCGGCGCCCTGGATGTGCACACGGCTGCCCTGCCTGTGCTGCGGCACTGGATTGACGGACGGCTGGAGTCCGAGACGGAAGCCGCCGTGCTGAACGATGACGCGGTGACGCAGTACGAGGCGGGGCTGGAGAGCAATTACGAGTGGTACCCGGAGAGCCTGCTGAGCATCAGCGACGTGGTAGACCGGCTGCTGCACGGAGACGGTGAGACATCCATAGACCGGGGCAGGGGGAGCGTCGCGGCAGGGCTGGTGCTGGTGGAGGACCTGGCGCCGGGGTCTGGAACGCCGGTGACTCTGACCGGGGACGGGTGGAGCCTGGTCTACTACCCCAAGGCCGAGTTTTTGAAGAGCTGCCGGACGGCCGACAACCTGGCTCCAGCCTACTACCAGGCGACCGCAGGGGCGGGGGGAACGTCGCAGATTGAGGTTTGGGCAGCTATCGGTTTCGACCGGGTGCAGTTCGGCCCGGGCGTCTCGATGCCTCTGCGCATCCGGCGTCTGAGCGGGTATGGGATTAACGGGATCATGGCGTGCGGCGAAACCCCCGCAGACGAGCGGGGGGTGTCTGTGGCTCCCCAGGCGGGCGGCCCCGAAGTGGACATCATCGCCGCGACCAATAACCGCAGGATCACCACGCACAAGGGGCGTTACCGGATGCCGTTCTGGCACCCCGAGGCGTACTACCGCGATCGCGATCTGCTCGTTCGCGACCCGCAGCACCCCACCTACCACGCAGATTTCGGATGGGCGCGAACGGGCGAGATCCAGCGCATCTGTTTCTCGACGCGCTCCGGCGCCGGTAACCCTGATTTTCACATCGATCCTGATACCGGCCTGGGGATGGTTGCGTACGAGGATGCTGGCGCCATCGACGTAAGGGTTACGTTTGACGCTGGGCTGACCTGGAGCAGCGGGATCGGGCTCCCCGACAGCGCATCGGCACAGCAGACCCCGTGCGTCATCCAGATGACGCAGGACCCCCTGCGTCCCTGGCATTTGGTCTGGCAGTCTGGGGGCGACGTGTATTCTGGGCACACGTGGGACCTGTTTGGGCACTACGCGGAGGCGAAACTTTTGACCGGCTACACCCACCCACGGATAGTGGAGCACCCCGTTACAGGGATCGTGCTGATGGTTGCCCACCAGACGAGCTCTGGAATGCTGCGCGCGTTCCGATCGTTTGACTCGGGCAAGACGTTCGACGCGGGCTATGACGTGGCGAGCGTCCCCGCTGGCCCCGTTGGCCTCTCGTGCGCGCCCGATGAGCATAACACCTGGTGCGCGGTGGTGGTGTTGGCGAACGGCAACATGCAGACGTATTGGAGCCGTGACAATGGTTTGACGTGGGCGGCTGCCGCATAACAGCAGCGCCGCCGTGTTCATATAGACCCAGCACGCCCCCGGTTAGCCGGGGGCGTGCTTATTGGAGCCGCCGATGACCCAGGAAGAGCGTGCGCAGATCGCGGTGTTGACCGCGCGAATAGATGAGTATCGCGACGAGGTTGCGCGCTGGCGCAAGGAGACGCAGGAGGCTTTGAAGGCCTCCGAGGAGCGTCTGCGGGTGGTTGAGACCGAGTTCGCCGCGTGCAGAGCCGCCAGCGCCACGGCTCGGGAACATCGCGATCGCGAAGGCGGTCGTGTGTGGCAATTCTGGCTGCTGGTTGCGGGAGCGGTCACGACGTTCGTGATCTCGGGCCTTCTCGGCCACACTTTCGGACGATAGGAGAGATGCGAAATGAAGGGATGGAGAACGATCGCGGTGATGACCGCGGGTCTGGTTACTTACCTGCTGGCGTGGCCGGAGCTGAAGAACCTGGTGAGCCCGCAGTACATCGCCGCCGCGACGGCCGCCGTCGGCATTGTGCTGCGGCTGCTGACGGACACCCCTGTGGGGCAGAAGGGAGGCGAGTGATGGGCTTTTTCCAGTCGCTGGGCCGAGCTCTCGGCATCACGGGGAAACCCTTGGAGTGGGCGCCGGGCCTGCTGCTGGCGGCAGGGGCTGATCCTGTGGGCACCAAGGAGGCGATCGAGCGGCGGCTTAAGGCGCCTGTGCTGGCGGCGATCACCACCGCAGAGAGCGAGGCGATGGGCGCGCTCTCCAACATCCGGAACGAGGATGTGGAGGAGGCGCGCGACAAGCTGTCGCTGATCATCCACAAGCTGGCATCAGACGCCACTGTGGCGGTTAACAAGGTGCAGCTCTAGTCTGCAAGCTCGCGGGGGCCGCGGGATAGGCTTTCCTCCTTTTCCTGTCCGGAGGCCCCCGCCACGGCGGGGAGCGACAGCAATGACGAATGAAGAGCACCTCACCCGCGTGGATCCGCGCATCCGTGCGAAGGTGGAGGCGGTGCTGCGCGACCTGCGCGGGCACGG